CAATAGAACTTACTGTAAAAGGCTTAGATACTAAATCATTTAATTATAAAAAACAATCACACGTTAATTCTAAAGAAAAAAATGTTGACAAATAAACAAAGATTGCAATTGGCCATTACACAATATCGTAAATGGTTGAAGTCATTAGGATTAAACATTAACAAAAACGGTAGAGTAATTAGCCGACATAAAGGTTTTGATATGCCTAATTATAAAACAAAAGATTCTATACCTACGAGTGATAGAATAGTTGGCGATACATACAAAAGAACTTATGCTACAAAGTTGCCAGCTGGTAAAACAATCGGTATTGCCTATAATAAAGGTGCATATCAAGTTGTAGATAGTAGCGATTTTAAAACAATGGGAAGGAAAGTATAATATGAGGAATAGAAAATACAATTTTATAGGTGCAGGATTATTTGCTCTTATATTATTTTTGGTCTTAATGTTTACACCAAGAACTGTAGCAAATGAAACAAATCAATTAAATGATTGGTTTGAAAAACAATATGTTGAGTTTATAACTTTTCAAAAGCAAGGATGGGAAGATAGTAAAGCACAATTAGCTTTAAATAAACAACAAATTATTAATATGCCTGAAACAATCACTGGAGGTATATCACAAACATTTAACGATATATCTAATTTATTTGTAAGTGCTGTTGATACCTTAAACATTTCAATTACAGGTATATTAAATGACAAATAAAGACTTTTTTAAAGGGTTAGATAAAAAAGGTAAAAGAAAAAAATCAATAGACGGCTATTATGGCGATAAAACAGGTTTTTATACGTTATATAAAGATGAAGATGGTAATGTAACAAAGAAAAAAGAGAGAGGTAAAAAATGATTTGGTTTATGTTTTTCTTAGGACTCATTGTAGGAATATGGATGGGGTGGAAATATGAACACGTGGTTAATGATTTTATTGAATCTTGGAAAAGCTATTAAAATCAATGACTTCAAGTTATTGTTTTTAAACACTTATTTCTTTTTAAATAGGCTTGCAATTAACACAAAAAAGTATTACCTTATATAGAACAAACACAAACAAAAGTATATATTATGATAACATATGATAAAGATACTCTCTTTAGAGAGTTTAAAGACGCCAAGGCAAAAGATGTAGCTCTTTCAACAAGAAAGAGATTAGAAGATAAAGAAATCGATATTTACACAAATCGTATTCAATTCTTTAAAGACCATATAAAAAACAAATCAGTTAATCCAAGAACTTATGACAATTTAGATATTAATTTTGAAGAATTGTTAAAAGCTTACGAAAGTGAATCACCTAGAGATTACTTTTATATGTCAGTATTTGGTAAAACTTATGACCAAAAAATGTGGGAAGAAGAAGCTGAATTAGAAGATGAGAAACTTGCGAATATTTAGTTTACTTTTATTAATGTTAGTTGTTAATCAGTGTGCTAATAATCGTAGTCATACTGGTGCCTTTTTAGGTGCCACGACTACGACAGGCGCTTGCTTACAATTTACAGATAATCCAGTTGTAGCGGCCGCTTGTGCTGTAACAGGTGCTTTTGTAGGTGCAGAACTTATGTATAATTCTGATTATGACGTACACAATGCAGTATTTGTAGACCATTTAAATAGAGGTTCATCTTCATCTTATACAAATTGGTATAATGAAAAGACACAAAATTCAGGTAATATAAAAACTTATAGTACCTATATGGAGGGCCCCTTTAAGTGTAAAGATTATGAAGCAACAGTAGATATAACAAGTCAATGGCCTTTAATTGGTATTGGTGGTATAAACCGTAAAGTAGTATTTGGTACTGCTTGTCAACAACCTGATGGCCGTTGGGTAGAGAAAGATTATGATAGACAAAGAAACAATTAAAAGATTAAAAGAAAGAGAACAAGTAATAATAGAAGAACTAGAGTTTAGTCCTCTAAGAAGTTTAGAGAATGAACTTTATGAAATACAAGATACTATTAAAAAATTAGAACAGGCAGATGAACCTTTGATTTATAACCAATATGATGCCTTCGATAACAAATGGACAAAGACTATAATTAAATATGAGTAGTCATTTAAAAAAATTACCAGAGTTTTTAAAACCTTATTTTAAAGAACTATTTTGGGTATTAGGTATTATGATTAAAGACTTATTTAATTTAATAATTAGTATTTTACCTAAAAGACAAATGATTTATAATTGGCGTATAAAAAGGACAATACCTAATTTAAAAAGATATTTTCTTATTATATTTCTGATATATTTTTTTACAGCTATTCTTATATCAAAAGCCACGGCAAATGAAAAGTTTATAATGCCTAAAGGTGAGATAACAGAAGAAGAAAGAGAACCACTTAAAAGAGTAAAACAAGAACAGAATAAAGTTTTATATGATACAGTAAGAGGTTATGAACCTAAAAAGGTAGATGACCAATATTGTTATGTAAAAATTGAGATTAAACAAAATGGTGATGACATTATTAAACAAGAGATTTTGGAGTGTGCTGACGGTAGACGAGGTATTAATACACCGAACTATTGGGACTTATTCGCACAATTCTATTATAGAGATGTATCGGCGCCTGAATATTGCCGATATTATAGTAGACCAAATCACGTTTTTAAATCGTTCGGAAAGACGTGCCTTAACAAGAACGGTGAATGGGAGGTACAATAATGTTTAAAAACATTATTATATTAACACTTCTATGGGTTATACTATTTGATGTGTCCAGTAAAGACTTTTTTGGTTATATGCGAAAAGGACTTGACAAAACGCAAGAATTAGTATATGATATCCAAAGGAGTACAAAATAAAACTATATGATGAAAAGAACAGTAATGATAGTAGCAACAGGCCTTATATTAGGTGCTTGCTCAACTTCAACATACCAGATCAAAGCAGAATCAGATAAAATTTTAGATACTGTACCGTCTTGGTATATGATGGACTTCAAAGAAAAGAAAGCTTGTAATGTAAACTCACAAGACGTGAATGAAAAACAATGTATCTTTGGTGTCGGAACTTCAGTATCACCAGACCTTGGTTTAGCAATTGAAAAAGCAAAGATGATTGCAAAAGCTGAGATGGCAGATATAATTAAAGGCGAAATGAACAAACGTTCTAAACAGTTTATAACAGAACTTGGTAAGAACGAAACTAAGTCAGTGGTAACAGACGTTGAATCAACCTTAGTAAATATAATTGAAAATACACCTGTAAGAGGTTATGAAATATTTGCTCAAGAGGTAACTTCAACAACTAAGGGTTATTATAGAGCTTGGATAGGTTTAAGATTGCCTTTAGGTGAATTTAATAAGATGTATAACTACACGATTAACGAAGTAGTTGACTCTTATAATTTAAAACAAAAAGCCGATCAGGCTTTCAAAGAAACTGTTAAAGAAAAAACAGTACAATAATATGAGTGAAATAGCTCAAATTATATTATACAGCAAAAACAACTGTGGTTATTGTGTCAAGGCCAAAAATTTATTAAAAAATTTAGGCCTTGAATACACAGAAAAGAAATTTGAAGATTTTTCAGATATGGAAAAACTATTTGAAGATATTGGTAAGAGTGTTAAGTCAATGCCTCAAATAAAAATAAATGGTGAATTAATAGGTGGTTATAATCAACTTATAGAATACTTAGCTGATAAAGGTTTAGTCAATTTTAAAGGCGAAATACTAGACCACGCAGGTGAAGTTATTTAATGACTGATGAAAATATTATACTTTTTCCAACAGAAAGAATTGTTAATAAGGAAACAGCTAAACCAGATGCAAAGGCTGGAGAAAAGGTAAGAGTAGATAGAACTAAAGAATTTGTAGAAGGAAATGTAGATGAAATCGCTATGAATATGTTAAGACAATTTGTAGAAATGGCGATGAAAACGGAAAAACCAGAATTTACAAAAGACTTAGGTTTAGTGGTAGATATTTTAAGAGGTATGATTTATAGAGATTTTGATGTACAACACCCAGCACAAAAACTGGCCGATAAGATTGTAGATTTAAAGATGACAAGATTCGGTCCACAGGTTTGGATTGATTATAATAGAGTATTAGAAACACAACACAAACCACATAAACCATTAAGTGCTGAAATTAAAGATGAAATTAAAAGAAGAAATGACGGTTGGACAGATTTCGAACCAGACTTTCCTTTTCCAGATGATGAACAATAGATTTTTAGAAATTCCTCAAGGAATCGCCGTCGCCGGTTGTAAAATAGCCAATTTAAGGAGAACAAACATAATGTTTAATACATTAAAAGGTCTTTTTACAAAAGACCAATTAGTAGTTACAAAAACTGCTAAAAGATCAACTGCTAAACGTGTTAGCGGTTTATCTAAGACACAAAGAGTGCTAAACTTCTTGTCAAGCGGTAAATCAGTATCGTGGAAGACATTAAGAACTAAATTTGATCTAACATCGCCAAGAGCTATGGTAGACAAATTAAGAGCAGAAGGAAATATGATCTATATTAACAGATCTGCTGAAGGCACTTCTTACAGATTAGGTTCACCATCAAAAGCAATTATTGCTGCTGGTATCCAAAAACTGTACGGAACAAAATACGCTTACTCTAACTAAGAGTACGTAATTATTTGGAGGCGAGAAACATATAAAGCTCGCCTCCATTTACTTTATAAATTTATGATTCTCATTGACCTCAATCAAGTACTAATATCAAATTTAATGGCTCAGACAAGAGGCAAGGCTGAGAACTTACCAGATAAAGAAATGGTAAGACATATGGTTATTAATTCATTAAGAGGTTTTAATTTAAAATTCAAATCACAATACGGTAATAATATAGTTTTATGTGCTGATGCTGGTGACCCTTGGCGTAGAGATATTTACCCTAACTATAAACACGCTCGCAGAAAAGGCCGTGTAGATTCAGCAACAGATTGGGATAACATATTCAATATGATTACTGAAATCAAAAACGAAATCGCAGAAAACTTTCCTTATGTAATGATGTACGTAGAGAAGGCCGAAGCAGATGATATAATCGCCACACTTGTAAAACATACAAATGAACCTATAATGATTATCAGTGGCGATAAAGACTTTATACAATTACAAACTAAAACTAATGTAAAACAATATAGTCCTATACAAAAGAAATTTGTAGGAGAAGATGTAGACCCTAAAATATTTTTACACGAACAAATTATAAAAGGTGACCGTTCAGATGGCATACCTAATATATTAAGTCCTGATGACATCTTTTTAACAAAAGAGAAACAAAGGCCTATCAATAAGAAAAGACTTGAAGAATGGGCCAACGTTAACAATATACCACTAGGCAGTGAAACAAGTAAGTATTACGAGAGAAACAAAAGACTAATAGACCTTTCTTGTATACCAGAAGAGCTTGAAAGAACTATTATAAATACATATAGAGATTATAAAACACCTAACAGGTCCAAACTGTTACCGTATTTTATAAAACACAAACTAAAATCGTTAATGGAAAACATTGGTGATTTTTAATATTCGAATATTGGAGATATAATGGAACAAGAAAAACCTAGGCACTCAAGCCTAATGAGTAAAAAAGGAATGGAGTCAGTTGCTCGTACGGCCACTAATGCCAGACCTTTAGCACACGAAATATTTACCAAAGTAAATAACGCAAAAGATAAACCAAAAAAAATAGAAGTATTAAGACAATACGACAGTCAAGGTCTAAGACAGTTATGTAAAGCTGCTTTTGACCCTAGTATTGCTTGGGATATTCCTGAAGGAACACCACCATTTATGCAAAATGATGTACCAGAAGGAACAGATCATACATCTTTATTAGACGAGGCAAGAAAGTTATACCTCTTTATTAAAGGTGGCAGCAACATACCCAAAGTAAAAAAAGAAACTCTTTTTATACAAATGCTCGAGGCGCTTCATAAAGATGATGCTCAGGTATTAATTGATATAAAAGACAGAAAATTGAATCTTACCTACAAAGGACTCACAGAAAACTGTGTAAAAGAGGCCTTTAATTGGAACGATAAGTTTTTAAGAAACTAAGGTTTTCAAGGCTTTCCTAAAAAAGCCTTTAAAATCAATAGTTTATAAAAGTTATTAAAAACAATGACTTAGTTACAATCTTGCTAAGTCATTGATTCTAAACACAAATATCTTTAAAAATAATCGAAGTAAAGCTTGTAATTATCATATTTAAATGTTATATTCTTCCTATGATAACAATGAAAGTTTTTTTATTCTTTCTGTTGACTTTTCATTGTTATCATACAAAACTAACAACTATATAATGAAACACAATGAAAAACGTTGATAAAAAAAATAAGTATAATATTTCTCTTAAAACTTTAAAAGATTTGAGAGTTGCAGAAAAAGACTACGATAAAGTTTACTCTATTGACTTTACAAACCCTTACGTAAGTAAAATCAATAATGTAACAACTATCGTACCAGTAGTAAAATATGTTTACTCACCAAACAGTTTTATTGAAAAACACTCAATAACACCTTTTACTAGTAAAAAACAATTCTTTTCTAATGACGGCTTACCGCAAAGAAGTAGAATATCAAGTATTTACAATAGATCACAAAATCAATTTAGAACTGTTGATATAGATAAGTTTATCAAAAGTTATAAACTTGATGATAAAAAAGCTGTAAATCAATAATTAACGAAAGATAAATATATGAAGAAGTTTTTGATTTTTTTAGCAATACTGGCCATATCAGTGTATGGGTTTTTAACCTGTACAATGAACTCTTTAAAGGCTAGTGAATATAATACTGCTGTAATTGGCCACGTAATTACACAAAAGGTTACTGGTCAACCGATTGATACATCTAAGTTAATGGAACAAGAGCTAGCACGAGCTGCTCACTTGTTTGCTATAGACAGTATCAGTATATTGCAGAAGTATTTACCTGCCATATTAGATAAGATGGCCGCTGATTTAAGACTTGAAGCAGATAAAAATTATAAATGTAGTTTACTAAAGGATACAAAGATACAAGACGATTGTAAATAATGTATGAAAAAGTTAACGAAACAAAAAGTTTTAACTGTAAGAAAGAAACTTATACCACTTCTATCTTTAAAAAGAAAGTATAAAACAACTTATACTGATATAAAAAAATATTTTAAAATGTTAAATCTTGGCATATTCGATAACAAATTATCCACATTTAATCAAATAGAAATTAGAGAACTTAAATATTCAAAATGTATGGGACAGGTAATACAATTTGAGTGGAAACGTAAAGGCACAAAATTATATAAACTTGAAATGGATAAACAATACGATAATAAAAAAGACTTCTTAGAAACTTTAGCTCACGAAATGGTGCACCTATATCAATTCTTAAATAATGATACAGGCAACCACAATAAACTATTCTATAGTTTTGCACCTAAACTCAAATACATAGGGCTAAAGTTATAACCAACCAATAGGACATATAATGAACGAAGTGAAAATAAAAAAGTTTAAAGACCCTTACCTCAAGCCAATCATACTAGAAGCAGTCAAGAAGATTGAAGAATTTGCCTGGTTTCGAAAGAAAGGCGATAAGAGTGTATATTATGAAGGACACTTTCAGGAAGATGTACTGAATAACTTTTCTAAACGAGAGTCTGATGAGATATTTAATAAGATGAGAAGATACCTCAATGACAGTAGATTATTATTCTTACAGAAAAAAGTTAAAGTTAAATATAAAAAAATACTTGATACTGGTTTGTCAGTAGATGATTCACAATACCATTACGAGTACATTGTAAGTAAAAGATAATGAAACATAGACCTTTAAAGTGGTATTTAAGATATAAATTACCACGAAGATTAAGATTTCACTTTAGACAAATGATGACCGTTATAGGTATTTGTTTAATTGGTTTTTTTATAGGTACGTTTTATCCTAATTTTATTTCAAAAAATACTGTTGAAGAAAAAGCAATAGATAAAACTATAAAATGGGCTAAAGAAATTGGTTTTGCAGAACCTAAAATATTAGTTGGTTCAGATGAAGAATTTATATCATCAATGCAACGTTGTATTGCATATTTAAATTTAGAATTACATAAAAACGAACAAATACCTGATGAACTTATTATTGCACAGGCCATTATAGAGAGTAACGCAGGTTTAAGTAGATTTGCTCGTGAAGGAAATAATTTATTTGGTATACGTGTTTGGAATAA